CATAGAGAACTCCTATAAAGTTTGGACGCGGGTTATATTGTCAGAATTCTGACAGATTAACTTCAAGTAAACTCCAACGTAACACGTGTGGGTCTACGGATGTAGGTTCTTTTAAAAAATACCCCACCGCTTGGGTGAGGTATTTAGAGATTTATAAATTAGAAACAGGTTCTGAAGGAGTGGGAGTAGATGTTTGAGGTGCTTCAGGTGCCTGAGGTGTAGAAGGTATTGGAGGAAGAGGATTATATTGGTTAATTATATTATTTTGTTGTGGAGTAATATAATTAGGGTTAGAAGGAGTAGGTTGAATACCAAGAGTTTGATTAATAATTTTATAGTGTTGTGTATAAAATTGTTGTGTATTGGTATTTGTAATTATATAATTAAATGAATGAGTGTGAAAGAAATTATTATTTTGTGGAAGATTTATATAATTATATAAGTTAGTGAATTGTTGTGAATTATAAAGAGGATTAAGAAAAGAAAGAGGTTTTTGAAATTGCATAATATGAGATCCTTTATATAATTGAAAGAAAAGTATAGAAAAATTTATGGAGCCCGCGGAATAAATTTTATGTTAAGGAAGTAAAGATGTAAAAGAAAAGTTAAGGATAGGTGCATATTAAAAAGTAGGGGGCTGAAAGTATATAGGGGTATATACACATTTTATAAGTTAAGTTTACTTATCCTTCAGCTTATATATAATATATAGATCCCCCCTTTAAGGAGACGTTTAAATTTAAATGTCCCCTTAAAGTTAAACTGAGGAGAAGCTAAAATGAATAAGAAGAAACAGTTAATCCAGCTTCTCGAAGAAAAACATAAAAGAAAAAAGCTAAATAGTTATCAGAATAACTTTACTGACTTTGCATCAGACAATATTAAGATTATTACTAAAGATGCAAGGAGGGGCTTTGTAAACTTTACGTTCAACGACTGTCAGAAAAAAATTACAGAAATTTTAGATGAACAGTTATCAACGAATGGAAAGGTTAGAGCTATTATATTAAAAGCTAGACAGCAAGGAATATCAACTTACTGTGCTGGCAGAGTATTCTGGAAAACATATTTTACACCGCATGCTCGTTCAGTTGTTATGGCACACGACAGTGCAACATCTGACGCACTATTTAATATGAGCCGTAATATTATAAGGAATATGGATTCTTTGTATAAACCGACTGAGCTGCGATCAAATGCAAAAGAAATTGTTATTTCATCACCTCACTTTAAAAAAGATGCTACTGGTGAAAAACCTGTATCGTCATATAGATTATATACTGCGGGTAGTCCTGAGGCTGGCCGTGGAACTACACCGACTATAGCACATCTATCAGAGATTGCTTTCTGGCAGCATGATGAGAAAATATTAGCTGGTTTGTTTCAGGGTATATCTGAAGCGCCGGGTACTGAAGTTATACTTGAGTCAACCGCTAATGGTGCACAAGGTGAATTTTATAGACTATGGCGTGGTGCATTAGATGGTGAGAATGAATATACACCGATATTCCTTCCGTGGTTTACGACCTCTGAATACTACAGAGAACCACCGGAAGACTTCGAACGTTCTTCAGAAGAAGAGCTACTGGTAGAGCAACACAACTTAAACAACGGACAACTCTACTGGCGTCGGTTGAAGATTGCTGAAGGTGGGGAACTAAAGTTCCGCCAGGAATACCCAGCAACTCCCGATGAAGCATTCATTACGGCAGGTAAATCCGTATTTGCTATGGACAAATTAAAAAACTTATTACCTGTTGTACCTGATAAAACGATGTTATTCGATTTTAATTCATTAACGTGGGAGCCATCAAAAGATGGTAATCTGGAAATATGGGAATATCCAGGTTGGGATAGCAACTATGTTATAGCCGCCGATGTTGCATTAGGTGTTGGTCAAGATTATTCAGCAGCTGTTGTTATGGATACAGATAGAAAAGTAATTGGTTTGTATCGCGATAGCTATATTGACCCAAGTAAGTTTGGTGATTTGTTGTTTTATCTTGGTAGATACTATAACAATGCATTATTAACTGTTGAAAGTAATTCAATGGGGGTTGCAACATTATCTCGCCTAGCGCAGATGAATTACATAAATTTATATAAACAAACTAAAATTTCTTCTATATCAAAAGAGGAAGGTATGGTACCAGGCTTTAGAACAACACAAGTAACAAAGCCTCACATAATCGGTAATCTTAAAAATGCTGTAGAAAATGATGATATATGGATAGCATCTAAAACTATTATACAGGAATTAAAAGATTATGTTAGTACCGACTCCGGAAGAACTGAGGCTGCTCCTGGGTGTCATGATGATACTATTATGGCTACAGCTATTGCCTTAGAAACATTAAGAACACATTACGACAAGTTAACTATAAATAAAGTACCGTGGTCACAGAAAGCAGATGATTATTTGTTAAATGATGATACACAGTGGCTTTAAGAGTTCCCATTGTCCTCGCTGCTCCGGCGGAAGCAGGGGATAAATCCGCCACCTAATGGAGATTAATATGGTTTTACCAGCTAGCTATGCAGGTTATGCCGATGAAGATTACGGTATAAATATACCTACAGTTGAAGATTATAAAAAGCTAGGTAAGTTTGCTGCTGAAACATTTACTCCTTATGGAGATATACAAACTGGTAAAGATGCATATAATGCTTATCAGCAAGGTGAATATTTAAAAGCACTTGCTAATGCAGGATTAATAGGATTAGGATATACACCATTTGGTTTAGTAGCTAGACCAATTGGTAGGTTAGGTAAGCGTGCTTTAAATGCAGCAGTAGATCCTGATTATAGAAGTTTAGGTGATATACTAGGCAATCCTGCTTCAATGCCTTATCGGGGTGTAGGTGCTGATGTTGGTCCTTTATCTAATCCAGAAATTAGAAAAATATTAGAAGAAAAGAAAAGATTACAAAAAGAATATGGGGATGATACTCAAATAAATTTTCATACTAGTATGGCTGAAGAATTAGATCCAAATACTTTTAGGTATAAATCAATTAACGTACCTGGTAAAGCAGGTACCGGTGAAGGCCCAATGATATTTACTCATGGATTGTTAGATACAGAAGCATTTAAACCTTTTGGATCAAATGTTCATGCTGTTATATCTGATAAAAAAGGTAGAACTTTTGGTGGAAAAATGGATACTGAAGATCCAAGATATGAAATAGCAATACCTGAAAAAGATGTTATAGATATAATTAGAGTTCTTAAGAGGGAGAAATAATATGAAAGAAAAATTAAAAAATTTTAGTAAAAACTTTGGTGAAGGCACAGCCTGGGATTTAGATTATGGTAAACTATTAATAATTGGTTTGTTAGTTTATCATATCTTTATACAATGAAAGCCAGGTGTGTAAACACAAAGATTATAACTTTAGTTGACGAAATATCACCTGAAGAATCTATAGCTATGATTGCACTAGCGGAAGCATTAGGTATTAAACTTACAATAACTAAGTCATGTAAGATATTAATATTTAAATGTGATACGCTAGCTGCACCATTACAGTTATTATCTGAAATGGGGCTATCAGAATATATAGGCGCAATGAAAGAAGTTATAGAATGGGAAGTAGTTGAAGATAATAATTCAGCTGAAATAATAGATTTTATGGGAGAAAAGTAATGGCTGAACGGGATCCGCGATTAAAAAGAGCTGGTGTATCAGGTTTTAATAAACCTAAAAGAACTCCAGGGCATCCTACTAAATCACATGTAGTGGTAGCTAAGCAGGGTGATAAAGTTAAAACAATTAGATTTGGACAGCAAGGCGTACGCGGTGCTGGTAAGAATCCTACAAGTAAAAAAGATAAAGCACGTAAAAAATCATATTATGCTAGACATAATGCGCAAGATGCAAACCCAAGCAAGTTAAGCGCCAGATACTGGTCACATAAGGTTAAATGGTAATATGGCTAAAAGTACAGTAAATAAAGCAGGTAATTATACTAAACCAACTATGCGTAAGCAACTCTTTCAGAGAATAAAAGCTGGTGGTAAAGGTGGTAGACCAGGACAATGGTCTGCACGTAAAGCTCAAATGTTAGCTAAACAATATAAAGCTAAAGGTGGGGGCTATAGATAATGGCTTTAACTAAAGGTCAAAAAAGTTTAAAGAAGTGGGGTAAAGAAAAGTGGCGAACTAAAAGTGGTAAAAATTCTACTGTAGGTCCGAAAGCTACAGGTGAAAGATACATGCCATCATCAGCTATAAAATCTTTATCAGCTTCTGAATATGCTGCAACAACTAGGAAGAAAAGAAAAGATACTAAAGCTGGTAAGCAGCACTCTAAACAACCAAAGAGAATTGCAAAGAAGGTAGCAAGACATAGATAATAAGGAGACGAGGACATGTTTGAAGCATTCATAATGGTATGCTCAGTTTATAATTTTAGCGATTGCCGTACATTTAAAGATCTAAATGGCCCATATATAGAAATGGAAAAATGCGAAGTAAGAATAGAAGAAATGAAATTTGATATAATAAATAATCAATTACCATTTGTAGTTATTAAGCAAGCTTGTACGGATCAATTTACAAACCCGGAAAAGTACAATGGTAATGAGAGCGATACAAAAGAACTTGGAGAAGAACTCAAGATTTAATGAGTACGATGAGGATGGTGACGGCGTAGTTTCTGATGAAGAGCTATTGCATTTAAAAGAAATAAAAGAAACAGAAGCTGCACTGCGTAAGCAGTTGGGCCAACTTAGAATGGCTAGATGGACTCTAATAGGTATGGGTGTGTTTACTACAGCTATGTTTTTACCATGGGTACCATTAGAAAGAGTTGAAGCTCTATCAGATGTAAGTAATCTATTTTATATATCAGGTGCTGGTATAGTAGGTGCATACATGGGTACTTCAGCATGGATGAGTAAAAGAGGATAATATATTAAAAATCCCAGGAGCGGAATATGTTTGAAAGATTTATACAAAATGGTAATGAGCCTCAATATTTAAAA